CGGCCAGATTTACACATCGACAGATAGTGGTGCTACATGGACAGGAAGAGACTCTAACAGAAATTGGATAGCATGTGCTTCTTCTTCAGATGGAGTAAAACTTGTTGCTGCTGTTTCTAACGGCCAGATTTACACATCGACAGATAGTGGTGCTACATGGACAGGAAGAGACTCTAACAGAAATTGGGGAGCTGTTGCGTCTTCTGATAATGGAACAAAGCTAGTTGCTGTTGTAACTAACGGATCTCTATACACATCGACGGATAGTGGGGCTACATGGACCGCACAATCAAATGCTGGAACTAGAGATTGGCGCGGTTGTGCTTCTTCTTCGGACGGAACAAAACTTGTCGCAACCGTAAACAATGGTCAAATTTACACATCGACGGATAGTGGGGCTACATGGACGGCAAGAGACTCAAGTCGAGCTTGGCGAGGCTGTGCATCATCGGCCGACGGCGTAAATTTAGTTGCTGTCCAATGGACTGGAGCAATATACACATCAACAAATAGTGGTTCTACTTGGACGGCCAGAACTGGGCCAGGAACAAATTTAATATGGGGTTTTGTTACCTGCTCGTCAGACGGAACAAAAATACTGGCAACGCAACTTGCGCCAGGAAGCATGACAGGAGCGTCTCCATACAGATCGGAAGATGGTGGGGTAAATTGGACTCGTATGCAGAAGACTAGCCCAACCGGAGCTGGATGGACAACACCATAAGTTCTGTAGATTAACGACTAGCCATCTTTGGTGAACTACCATGGGACGAACATTTCTCACAGGCGGACAAGTCAAAGATGGCTCAGTACAGAAAGTTGACCTCGACACAACCACAACAGGCCAAGCTGTAATTACAAAAGTCATCGCTGGCACTAACATCAGCATCTCTTCAACGGGTGTTGATGCTGGTACTGGCGATGTCACAGTCAATCTTGGTGGCACAGTAGCATCTGACATATCATCTCTTCAGGGCAGTGTGTCTGGTAAAGCTGATAGTTCGTCTCTTGCTACGGTTGCTACCAGTGGTTCTTACAACGATCTCACTAACAAACCAAGTCTCTTCGATGGTGCATATTCGAGCTTGACTGGCGCACCATCACTTGCCACTGTAGCAACAAGTGGTTCTTACAACGATCTTGCAAACAAGCCTTCACTATTCAGTGGCTCGTATACAGATTTAACTAGCAAGCCTTCGATACCATCCACACTCGATGATTTGTCTGATGTGACAATTTCATCACCAACTAACACGCAAGTTCTTCAATACAACGGCTCTGCTTGGGTCAATGCAACCGTATCTGGTGGTGCATCATCTCTCGATGAACTATCTGATGTTGCTATCACATCTGCATCCAAAGGTCAGTTTGTTGTTCATAACGGAACTTCATTTGTAAATTCAAACACTATTGAGGCTTCTGGCGCTGCTGTTAAGCCTTTAATTGTTAAAGGTGCTGTATCTCAGACAGCAACCTTGTTTGAAGCACAGAATAGTGCTGGAACTGCTGTAGTTTACTTCACTAATGCTGGTGCTGCGTCTTTCTCTAGTACGATCACGGCAGTAGGAAGTATCAATTTTGGTTTGTCAGGATCTAGTGCAAGTCTCTCGACTAGCAGTACATATAACGGTGTAGCTCTTGGCAGAGGCACATCCACCGGCGAGAGCGGTCTTGCCCTTGGTTCCTATCAGTCTTGTGGCTCCAATAGTATGATTATTGGGTGGGGAGGAGGAGGAACAGGCCGCGTTATCTACGGACTGTCTTCGGGTGAAGTAGGCATCGGAGTATCAAGTCCTGGAGCACAAATTCACGCACAGCCTAAAACTGCGTCAATGAAGGGGTTGATAGTACAAGGCGCCGCATCACAAACTGCAAACTTACTAGAAGTTCAAGACAGCTCAGGTAATGTTCTTGCTGCCATAACCACTGGATCAAGACTAAGGCTCGGCACAACAGGAGTTGCATATAGTGAATTTGGCTACAACTCGGGCGACTCAACACTTCGAGTGTTTTCAATCAATGACAACTGCCTTAGTATCGAATCCCCGGACAATGGTGCGGGAAAATTCTACCTGACTATTGCTAGAAGCACAACAAAAAGCACTTGGGAATTTACTCGCGGCAATAATGCAATCGGATTTAACTTCAACACTTGGGCCGGTTCTGGTGGTGGCTTTGGCGTCAACCTTGGAGCTGCTCCTGGAGCCGAGTTGCATATTAACAGTAACCTCTCTACAAAAAAGGTTTGTATACTGCGTGGTGCATCATCTCAAAGTGCCAACTTACTTGAGCTACAAAACAATGCCGGCACAGCACTAACCCTCGTTCAGAACGATGGCACACTTCACGCAAAACGATACACTCAAACTGTTTCCAATGCATTTAACACATCTCTCGCACCATCGTCTGGAACTCTTACAGTAGACACATCTCTTGGCAACGTTACTCTTGGTGCTCTAAATGCATCAGTCACCACGTGGGCGTTTACAAACGTTCCAACAGAAAATAGCAAAATGGCGTCTGTCACTGTCATCATCGACGGCAACACATCATACACATATGGCGATGCCTGTTCTGTCAATGGCTCGTCAGTCACGAACGGCATCATGTGGGCAGGTGGATCAGCACCTACAGCCACAGACAACTACGACATCATCAAGTTTGATATTGTCAAAGACAGCGCAGGAACCATCAACGTCTTTGGATACGGAACAATGAATTTCAGCTAGGTAGAGAGTCCATATGAAGCACCACCTGATTGATACGCTACGAGATTATACACAGTCTGTTGTAGATAGCTTCTCTGTCGGTGGCTTCTTTAAGAGCATGTTACTTCTTCTCGCTGCGTTTCTAGCACCTATTGCCACCGTCATCTTTGCTGTTATTTTTCTGATCTTTGTGGATCTCATCACTGGAATCCTAGCATCGATGAAAGAGAAAACCACAATCACAAGCTCTGCTATGTCAAGAACCATAGCAAAGACATTTGTTTACTGCACAACCATAATTGTAACTCATGTGGTACATAAATACTTACTGGTAGGCTTCGACTTTCCAGTAGAAAGTATTGTGTCTGGTTTCATAGCTTTAACAGAGATGAAATCGATTTTGGAAAACATGAACAGAATCAGCAATCATTCTGTGTTGAAAGATCTAATACTTATTTTTTCTAACGAGAGGGAGAGACGGCTGCCACCGAAACGAGTCAAAAAAGACAAAGAGTAGGTCTATAACACATGTCAGCCGATTTTTCAAAGCCTCTACCAACGCAATCTTCAGACGACATACTACAACAGCTCAAAGACAACATAGAGTCTTTGACCAGAATGAGTATTATTGGAGCACCTGGTTTGGTAGATGGTGCTATCGCATATCATAGTGGTGAACAAAAATTCAAAATAAAAGATGCATCTTCTCTTAGTGGATGGAAGGAGCTTCCTCTCATACTGAATCTTAGTGGAATTACCTCAGAGTCAATCACATCTTCTTCTATTGTGGTCACACCTGAGTATGATCCACTAGATGGCACACCAAAACCCACCGTAAAAATTGGAGGTGATGGGGAAGAAGATGCCGGAGAAGGAAACATATATGCGTCAGGAACCATCACTTCAACAAACATTACTACACTACGAAATGATGTTACCAACCTTCAACAAAACAGCACCACAAATCTTGAATTGGGCACAACTGCTGGGGATAGTAACGATCTTAACATAGTAAAATCAGCCGGAAACGTCAGTATTAACGTTCCGGATGCGGCTGAAACTGTGAGGGGTGTTCTCACTACCTCCAATCAAACTTTAGGTGGTGTGAAAACATTAGCATCAAAGAAAATACAGCTAGGAAATTCTTCGACAGCAAGCAACAACTGGCACTTAGTAGGAGACGGATACTTTTCTATATCGTCGGGAAATCATTCATCAGGCACGGAAAGAATACGAATTGATGCGGCAGGAAATCTAGGAATAGGCATCACAACACCAAGTTCAAAATTACATGTCGCGGGTACTGCACGTTTGTCGCCTGAATCTAGTGGTGGATTGATAATCAGTGCGGGAACGATAGATGCGAGATATACTGTCAGTAATGTGTTAGATGGAGCTGCAATAGAAACACTAACAAATCATCCAATCATCATACGAACAAATGATGTTGATAGAGTTACTATAAGTAGATTGGGAAATGTTGGCGTAGGAATCTCACTTCCCACATCTCTACTACACGTTCACTCAGGTGACATAAGAGTTTCAAATGCCAACAACACATCAACGATAGTCTCTAAAGCCACAGACAGAACAACAATCTCGTCAAACACAACAACAAACAATGTTGTGATAATGGACTCAGGATCTGTAGGTGTGAGCACCGCATATGATCCAACCACATATGGAAAATTTGTTGTTGGGTCAAATACAACCGATGCTTCAACCAAAAACATGATAAGCATGGTAAATGCATCCAACACGGATAATGTTGCTCTTAGAATAGCAGGATATAATCATCCGGAAAGCAGACTACAAACTGCTATAGACTTCATACAAAACTCTAATACCAATGATAAATCCTACATAACATTTTCGACACATGACGGCAGCACAATTTCCGAGAAGGTTCGAATAACCGCAGAAGGTAGCTTAGGAATAGGAACTTCTGGACCTCTTGCTAAGTTGCACATATTTGACTCTTCTGTCACTCCCTACGTTTTGGTTCAAGGACAATCATCAACATCAACTCCGGCGGGATCAGATAAGTCGGGTGTTCTTTTAGATGTAAATGGGAAAGGTGCATTTTCGATAACAAATGACGCATCTTCAGGCAGCAGAGTTTTAAAAATTGACAGCACTAATGGAAGTTTTACAGGAACAACTGCGCTGACAATCGATTCTTCAGGAAATGTCGGAGTGGGAGGTGTGTCCAGAGCTACAACTATACCACTGGATGTCACAAAAAACAGCAACTCTGATATATGGCTTGCAGTATATAATTCAAACGCAGGAAATGCAGCGAACTCCGGATTGCTATTCGGAAATGATACAAATCAGTTTGGTGCACAATTACGATTTGTCGGCTCAGGCTCCGCCATTTATGGTGGTGCCAACAGCTTTAATATAATACAAGTCCTTAACGCACCTGTTTGCTTTTACACAAGTAACACAGAAAGATTTAGAATAGAAGGTTCTGGAACTGCAAGTTTCACGGGCCCCATATTAACATCGAGCACTGTCGAAACGAAACAGACAAGTCATTCATATAGGATAGGCCCATTTTATAATACAACAAATTGGAATTTAACATACTCTTCAAACAATTTTGCCAACCATCTTGCAATTCTGACCGCAACTCCGGATGGAAAATTGGGAGTGGGTGTTGTGCCAAATGATATTCTTCCTACCGGAAGTGTATGCATACGCGGTGCCGCTGAGATAGGAAGCTATTATACTTGGGCATATAGTAGATTTTTCTCTATAAACACAGATCCTTTGTCAGCGGGTGGCAATCCATATTCAGCTCAGTGGGAGGCTATAGGATCTGCAAATGATATAAACATAAGACTCGTTCCCAAAGGTGATGGAAGTCTGGCGTGCAGTGCAGTTTATAATCAATCCACCTCAGCAGCACCAAACATGTATGTCAATCAGAACGGAAAGTTTTTACGTAGCACATACAATTTGTCATCACTACGCTACAAGAAAAATGTGCAGAATTACACAAAATCATTGAAAGATGTTCTAAAACTAAATCCTGTGACATTTGAGTATAGCGTAGAGCAATCATCAAATGAAAGATTTTTAGGATTGATTGCAGAAGATACTGAGGCCGCAGAATTACCAGAGCTTGTTGTATATGAGAATGGACAACCCGACTCTTTACGTTATGATAGAATTGCGGTGTTGCTGATCAATGCCATCAAAGAGCAAAACAAAAACACCGAAGAATTAAACACAAAAATAAAAAGCCTAGAGGAAAAAATAGACCAACTTGAAGCAACAATAAAGGGGCTAAAATAGTCATGCCAACAATACAATCATTCATATGTAGGGAAGTTGCTAATAGAGTTTCTGCTAGATCATACACTATAGCCAACGTTCCTAACGCAAACACAGATCAAGTGTTTGTAAACGGTGTATTGCAAAATTCGGGTGCGACAAACGATTACACACTATCTAACACTACAATCACATTCAATAGAGATATTGATTCTGATGAAGTCGTCCTTGTAAACTACTTTCTTGACGTATACGATGGCTCACAAGACAACACAGACACAGATGGAATTACATCCTCTCTGGGTCGCACAGAACTCATTCATTGGTGTCTTAGAAAACTTGGCGCACCAGTAATAGAAATCAACGTTGATGACGATCAGATTGAAGACAGAATTGATGAAGCTCTCATGTATTTCAGAGACTATCACTTTGACGGCATCGAGAGGGTTTACATACCACACCAGATTACTGCATCCACATTTGAGCTTTCAGAAGATTTTGATTCCGATGTACTTCGCGGTGTTTTTGTAACTGGCGAAAACAGTGGTGCCACCGCAGCCGCATATGACAAGTCTGTAAACAAGAGAATCATCAGATTTGCATCTGTGAATGGCAAGGCGTTTGAGCCTGGCGAAAATCTTATACTAGATGGCGTGGCAGAAAAAGCAAAGCTGCTCAAAGTAACTCTTGGTGATGTTGACAACAAGTACATTCCTGTGAGCCAGAAAGTGATAAGTGTCACTGATGTTGTGCCACAACAGTCATCTACTATTGGTGGAAACCTTGGTGGCATGTTCGACTTTCAGTATCAGTTTGCACTACACAACATGTTCAATCTTGCATCTACAGATCTAGTCACATATGACATTTACAAAAGATACATCTCAACATGGGAATTCATGTTTCGAGGATCGAAAGGCATAAGATTCAACAGAAAGACTGATAGAGTATTTTTAGATGTTCAAAAGTTGGTTGTAGATCAGTGGATAATGCTAGAAGCATGGGCGGCACTTGATGCAAACACATATAAAGAGATCTACATGGATGAGTTTGTGCGAGAGTATGCATACAACCTCATCAAACAACAGTGGGGAGCGAATTTGAAGAAGTTTAGTGGAGTTCAGCTTCCTGGTAGCGTCACACTGAATGGACAAGTCATATACGACGAGGCAAAAGCAGATTTAGAAGCGTTGAGAGAGCGAGTTAGAAAAGAGTTTCAGTTGCCTCCAGATTTCATGGTGGGGTAACTTGTGGCAACTAACAAATACTTCAATCTGTATCATCAAAAAACAGAACAGAACTTGATTCAGAGTCTCGTTGAAGAGACTGTCAAGATTCACGGCATCGATGCAGTTTACATACCGAGAGACAACAAAAAAATTGACGACATCTTTCGAGAAGATGTGCTTGCGAGTTTTGATGACTACTACTTCATCGAAGTGTATGTGAAAAATATAGATGCGTTTGATGGCGATCAAGACATCTTCAAAAAATTTGGCTTGGAAATCAACAACCAAATCACATTCTCAATCTCTCGCTCTAGCTTCAACAAAATTGCAGGCAAAGAGTTTATACGCCCAAGAGAAGGAGATCTTGTATATCTTCCTATGAGCACCGCCACAGGTCTATACGAAATCAAGTTTGTCAAAGAAGACAGCGTGTTCTTCAATCTAGGTGAATTCTATATCTACGATTTACAGTGCGAATTGTTCGCTGCATCAAATGAAGATGTCAACACTGGAATCAAAGAAATTGACGACATAGGAGATAGAGAGGAATTACTAACTCTGATAGAGCTATCAGCCGGTTCCGGAAACTTCGAAGTTGGTGAAGTTGCATATCAAGGGGTGTCTATCATAGGCGCAGATACTAAAGGAACTATAGTTGCAATAGAAGGTAGCACACTTAAACTGAAAGATGTCTTTGGAACATTCTCTCTAGATTATGGTCCCATAAAGGGAAAAACAGCTCAATACGCATTGAAAGTTGATGATAGTGACAGCGATATTACGAAAAATTTTGGTGAACAGAACCAAAACTTCGATGACTTTTCTGTAATAGATTTTACTGAGCACAATCCATTTTCTGAGGAAGACTACTAATGTTTGCTCAGCCATTCTATCATGCAACATTTAAGAGATTAGTGGCGGGATTTGGCAAACTATTTGCAAACATACAAGTCATTCGCAGAGACAATGTAGGAAGAGAGAAAGAAAGATTTAAAGTCCCCCTCACATACGGACCCGCGGAGAGATACTTAGTCAGGTTACTAGAAGATCCAGATCTAATGAAAGGGTATGGATATAAGCTGCCGATAATGAGTTTTGAAATCAAGACTATTCAATATGACTCAGCAAGAAAACTCAACACAATCAAGAAGAATATACAGCCAATTCCAGACAAGCTGGGTAACGTAATTCGACAGTATCAAGGAGTGCCATACAAGATAGGAATCGATCTCTCTATTCTCTGTAAGTACATAGATGATGCGAATCAAATCGTAGAACAGATTTTGCCTTGGTTTACACCCGCATACACAATCACTCTCAACACAATACCTGAGATGAACTACAAAGATGATTTTCCAGTCATTCTTCAAGCAGTCAATTTGAACGACAATTATGAAGACGACTGGAAGACTCGCAGAAGTGTAACGTGGACTCTTTCATTTGAAGTCGCTGGTATGTTCTATGGTCCTGTCGTTGAGAAGAAGCTCATCACAAACGTACAGACAGATATACACGCCTATAATGCGGAACAGAATCCAGACTCACTAGAGCAGAGAACAAATATACCAAGACAAAGCAGACTGACTGCTGCCGTAGAGGATGCCGAAAACTATCAAGATGATTTTGGATACAGCATAGAAAAATTTAATTTTAATGATGGCCTAGTTTACGATCCAAAGACAGACACTGACGTAGAACCAAAAGTTACGTTTAAACCAAAATCCGCTAAGTACAAGGGCAAAGTAAGTAGACCAAAGCTCGTATAAATTAGTACATGACTGATAAACAAGTGATTGAAAAAGGTGAGGAGTCTCTTTTGGCCACCGAAGAAGAGCTTCTTTCGATTCAAACAAGCAAGTACGTTCCAACACCAGAGCAAGTAGAGAAGATCAAAAAAGATACTCTAGTTGGTCGAGGTGAGTTCAAGGCAAGCGACTTGAAAAAAGATGAGCTGAGTCCAATCAAGCTCGAAGAAAGAGGTGTAGTTGAAGCACCTAAAACATCTAAAGATCTAGACACCGACTATCAATACATTCGAACAAATCTGTACACGATTACTGAAAGAAGTGTCGAAGCCCTAAACAATCTTGTGCAGATTGCAGATCAGAGCCAGCATCCTCGTGCGTATGAAGTTGTCGCTCTCATGGTAAACGCCATCGCATCTGCCCAAAAAGACTTGATAAACATACACAAAGAGAAAGCAAAGATTGAGCACACAGCATCAAAGACAGGTCCTGAAGTTGTGAATAACAATCTTTTTGTGGGCAACACAGCACAGCTTGATGACATCATCAAGAAAATGAGCAAGAAGAAAGATGCATGAGTGAAGATTTTGCACAGATAGCACCAGACGGTGTTAAACACTACAAAGGAAATCCAAACCTCAAGGGACCTGGTGTATCATTCATCTTCACAAAAAAGCAGATTGAAGAGCGCATCAAGTGTATGCAAGATCCCATTTACTTCATCGAAAAGTACATGAAGATTGTGCATGTAGATCGAGGTCTTGTTCCATTTGACTTGTATCCCTTTCAGAAAGACTTGCTCAACTCATACATTCACAACAGATTCACGATTGCAAAGCTGCCGCGACAGGTCGGAAAATCTACTGTTACAGTAGGATACATTCTCTGGACTGTTCTGTTTGGTCCTATGCAAAACATAGCGATTCTAGCAAACAAAGCAAGCACAGCGCGAGATATTCTATCAAAACTACAGCTCGCGTATGAGCACATTCCCCTATGGATGCAGCAAGGAATCATCTCGTGGAACAAAGGTTCTATCGAGTTAGAAAATGGATCAAAAGTAATTGCAGCAGCAACAGCATCATCAGCAGCGCGAGGTAGTACATACAACATCATCTTCCTAGACGAGTTTGCGTTCGTTCCTAAGAACATAGCAGAAGAGTTTATCACATCAGTCTATCCTACCATATCATCAGGAACCACAACAAAAGTTATCATGGTGTCCACACCAAACGGAATGAACCTATTCTACAAATACTGGATGGACGCAATACACAAAAGAAATCTTTATGTGCCCATAGAAGCTCATTGGTCTGTAGTTCCTGGTCGAGACGAAGCATGGGCAAAAGATCAAATCAAGCAGCTCGGTCAAGAAAAATTCGATCAAGAGTTTGGTTGCGATTTTCTTGGCTCGGCAAGCACACTCATCTCTTCATCAAAGTTATCTGCGATGACATGGGTAGAGCCTATAGAAAAACACGGCGATCTGTACATCTATGAAGAGCCCAAGAGAAATCACATATACGTCATCTCAGTCGATACGGCAGAAGGTCAGAGCATGGACTACTCTGCGTTTGTTATCGTAGACTGCACACAAGTTCCATACAAAGTTGTAGGCAAATACTACAACAGCAAAATCACACCAATGCTGTTTCCAAATATCATACTAAACGTAGCTAAAAAGTACAACGATGCTCACTTGCTCATAGAGACAAATTCTCTCGGCGCCCAAGTTGCACAAGTTCTTCACGATGACCTAGAGTATGACGGCATCTTCTCAACAACAAACATGGGACGCGGCGGTCAAAAGCTCTCATCTGGCTTCAAACAGAATTGCAAACTTGGTGTCAAAACCACAAATCAAATCAAAACTATCGGCAGCTCTAATCTAAAAGGTCTTCTCGAAAACGACAAGATCATAGTACAAGACTTTGACATCATCTCTGAGCTAACATCTTTTGTTGCTACAGGACCTTCGTTTGCAGCAGAGCCTGGTTGTCATGACGACCTTGCTATGTGTCTAGTCATCTTTTCATGGCTGACAGGACAAACTCTGTTTAAAGAGCTAACTGACACAGATGCTCGAAGAAGACTCTACGAAGACAAAGTGACAAATTTGGAAGAACAGCTATTACCATTTGGAATCATTGAAGATGGCTCATCATCAAACACATTCGTAGATAACGAAGGTACAGTATGGGAAACGGTTGAGTCACCGTTTGAGTCAACGGGCTTCTATCGAGACGATTTCTTTGGTGGTTCAGACGACGATTTCTGACGACAGAATTCCACAAATAGTCAAATTTATAAATAAAGCATATTAGAATACGCTATCGATTCAACATGCCTATTGTGCTAACTCGACGTTAATTCAAGGAGAACGAGACATGGGATTTCAATTATCACCAGGTGTAAATTTCAAAGAAATCGACGCTACAGGAATCATTCCAACAGTGTCAGTAAGTGATGGTGCCTATGCAGGGCCATTTCTTTGGGGTCCTGTAGAGCATGTAAAGCTAATCAGCAACGAAACAGAGCTAGTTTCTACATTCGGAAGACCAGATAGAACTCCGGATGTTGTCTCATCGTTTTTCACTTGTGCAAACTTTCTTGCGTATGGTGATAAACTTCGCGTTGTAAGAAGCGCAGATACTCAAAGTACAGTAGATAGAACATTTACTATTAGCAGCGTGGACCTGCCAGGAAGAAAAATCACTTTCAATGAAACTTTGGCAAGTGTCATTACTGAGGCAGGCACTCTTCCGAAAGTTAAGAGGCGAGATATAATCTCTATGGATCTTCTCGGAGAAGACGCAGAAGATCTTGTGATCTACGAAGTTGAAGGAACAAATACGGTTGAAATTCATTGGGCGAGCGAGTTGAGTGCCGATCTCGCAAAACTTGTAGAAGAGTCAGACGATGCAGTTTCTGTGGTTATCAGATGTTATGATGGTGCTGCAAATGCCACAGCAGATAAACTTGGCACCCTGATTAAGAATGAAGATGACTATAAGAAGAACTATGAAGATGGACGAGCTAACGTAGGTGCTTGGGCAGCAAGATATCCAGGAGAAAGGGGAAATTCTCTTCGTGTTTCTGTGTGTGCTAGTGCAGACGCATTTGAAAAAGAGTTACCAGGAACAGTTAAGGTTAAGCTAAGAGTTTCTGGTGGAGTTGATTCAAATCTTGGTGAGTGGCTTCAGGGCACAGGAACGGATTTTAAGAAGTATCTAACTCCAGGCTCTGTGATCGTAAACAAGAAGACGCTTGAAGAGAGAACCGTTGTTTCTGTCGGAGTTAATGAGAGTGGCGCTGACGATGCAAGCATCATAAAAATCGATCAGCCATTCACAACAGGAATGCCAGTAGGATTGGACAAAGGAACAATCACAGATCCAAATCTTCCATCTTTGACTATAGGAACTGTTATTGCTAAGTGGGAGTTTCACACACTCTTTACTGCGCCAGGAACTAGCGTAGATGCAGCCAAGTTGAATGTAAAGACTGATGAGCTTCATGTTGTCATCATAGACGATCTTGGTTCGTTCACTGGAATTCCAGGAACAATTCTTGAAAAATATGGTGAGCTATCAAAAGCATCGAACGCAAAACTTGAAGATGGAACAAACAACTACTACAAAGATGTAATCAACAAGAAGTCTAAGTACATACTTTGGACTGATCATCTTAGCTCTGGACAGGATGTTGAGACTGTCGGTGGTACGGTTGATGATGGCAAGGCATCAGTTTGGGGTAAGGCTCTTGTTCCTGGTCGAAAATTTCATGCACCCACAGTTCCACACAATTCGGCTCTGAGTGGTGCTAAGGATGCTGTTGGCACAACTAACGCTCAGAAAGGTCGCTTTACAGCATATGATCTTTTCAAGGAAGCAGATAAGGTTGATGTTGCGCTGATTATGATGGGAAATGCTGGTGCATCTCTCACAAATTATGTGATCGATAACGTTGCTACTAAGAGACTTGATTGTGTTGTGTTTTGCTCACCACCTTTTGCAACAGTGTTTAACAATCTAGGCAACGAGGCTGAAGATATAGTTGACTACAGAAAAAACACTCTTAATGCAAACACTTCGTATGCAGTAATGGATAGCGGCTGGAAAATTCAGATCGATAAGTACAACGGGGACGTAGAAGTTTACGTTCCACTTAATGGTGATATTGCAGGTCTTTGTGCTCGCACAGATACGCAGCAAGAGCCATGGTGGTCACCAGCAGGGTATAGCAGAGGCCAGATCAAGAATTGTGTTAAGCTCTTGTTCAATCCTGATAAGACCGACAGAGATGAGTTATACAAGAACAACGTAAATCCTGTAATTGAGCAGCCAGGTGAAGGACGTCTTCTCTTTGGAGACAAGACTCTTCTCACTAAGCCGAGTGCGTTCGATAGAATTAACGTTCGGCGTTTGTTTATCGTTCTTGAGAAGGCAATTTCTCGACAAGCTAAGTACCTGTTGTTTGAGTTCAACGATGAGTTTACTCGTCAGCAGTTTCGAAGCATGGTCGAGCCATATCTCAGAGATGTTCAGTCGAAGAGAGGCATCTACGACTTCCGCGTTGTTTGTGACAAGACAAACAACACACCGGAGATTATTGATCGAAATGAGTTTGTTGGAGATATCTACATCAAGCCTGCGAGATCGATCAACTTCATTCAGCTAAACTTCATCGCCGTTAGAACTGGTGTTGAGTTCTCTGAGATTGTTGGAAAAGTATAAATAGTCTAACGTAACGAGGAGATTCAGACATGCCATTTAAGATTAACGACTTTAAGAAGCAACTGACATATGGTGGAGCAAGACCTTCTCTATTCCAAGTAGAAGTGTCTCTGCCTGCTGATCTAGGAGATGCTGTGAACAACGGTGTTGACGGAAGAGGTCTTGCAAACGTTGAGGAGAAGATTACCTTCCTTGCGAACGCAACATCGATTCCTGGCTCTAAGATTCCAGAAATCTCTGTTCCATACTTTGGTCGTAAGGTCAAGGTTGCTGGAGTTAGGGAGTTTGCTGAGTGGTCTGTAACAGTAATCAACGACGAGGACTTTCTCATTCGTAAGGCTTTCGAGCACTGGATGGCAGCAATCAACGGACATGGAACTAACATCAGAAACTCTGGTGTAAATGCAAGTCCTTCTTCATATCAGTCAACAGCTTATGTAAAGCAGTTCAGTAAGGGTCCTGTTGAGAGTCCTATTCGCTGCTACAAGTTCGTGAACATCTTCCCTGTTGATATCTCTGAAATTGAGCTTAACTGGAACACGACAGACTCAATCGAAGAGTTCAAGATCACTTTCCAATACGACTGGTGGGAGATTGATACTTCGGGAGATATCTCGCCTCCTGAGGGAAATAGCTTAGCCTAGTGCTCGCTAAATAGATATTAGATGATATGTGGAGCCTAAGTGCTCCACATTTTTTAGCATGTGATTTGAAGGAGCATCATGGATTTTAATTTCTTTGGCTGGAACCTTAGAAGAACCAAGAAAGAGAAAGAGATCAAAAACGCAGAATCGTTTGTGTTGCCCACGAACGATGACGGTGCAGTAACCGTTCAAGGTGTTGCAGGCGCGTACGGCGCATACATCGACTTCGATGCAACAGTAAAAAACGAGTTTGAGCTTGTAACTCGATACAGAGAGCTATCGTTACTTCCAGAAGTTGACTTTGCAATCGACGATATCATAAACGAGATGATAGTGATCGACGGCGAAGAAGACACCGTAAAGCTGAATCTGTCAGACGTAAAAGCATCAGCCACGACAAAAAAAGCCATACAGCAAGAGTTTGAGAACATACTCACTCTTCTAGATTGGAACAATCAAGCATACGAGCTTGCAAAGAAGTGGTATGTTGACGGTCGCATATTTCATCACATCATCATTGACGAAAACAGCCCTGCAAAAGGTATTCAAGAGCTGCGCTATATTGATCCCAGACAGATCAAAAAAGTTCGAGAAGTTGAAAAACAGATAGATCAAGACACTGGAGCAGAGCTTGTTCGAGTCATAGAAGAATACTATGTGTACAACTCTCGTGGAATTTCTTACAATACATCCACATCATACTCTTCTATCGGCATGTCCGGTGGCATTAAAATCAAACCCGACTGCGTTTCGTATACACACTCAGGCATCGTAGACAAATACAGCGCGTCTGTACTATCGAATCTACACAAGGCGATCAAGCCCATCAATCAGCTAAAGATGATGGAAGATGCGATGGTGATCTATCGTATCGCTCGTGCTCCTGAGCGTAGAATTTTCTATGTAGACGTTGGAAACTTACCAAAGTCAAAAGCTGATGATTATCTTCGCAGCGTAATGCAGAGATATCGAAATCGCTTGCAGTACAACATTGAGACTGGCGAGATGAAAGATGATCGTCGTTTCATGTCGATGCTTGAAGACTACTGGCTACCTCGACGAGAGGGTTCTCAAGGAACATCAATCGAGACTCTTCCTGGCGGAGAGAACCTAGGTGAAATGGCGGACGTTGAATACTTTCAGAAAGCCGTGTATAGAGCACTGAACGTTCCAATCTCTAGACTTGATTCTAACAATGGATTTCAGCTTGGCAAAGCAGCAGAGATATCACGAGATGAGATCAAGTTCTCAAAGTTCATCACAAGACTTCGTTCTCGATTCACACAGCTATTCGATGAGCTTCTGAAGACGCAGCTCGTACTGAAGAAAGTCATAAATCCTGATGAGTGGGCAGACATCAAGAACAAGATCAAGTACAAGTTCAATACAGACAATCACTTCGCAGAGCTTAAAGAAGCTGAGATCATGAAGTCTAGACTTGAGATACTACAGTCTATTGACTCGTTTTCTGGAAAATACTTCTCTGCAAACTGGATCAAACAGCATGTTCTAAGACAGTCGGCGGATGAGCAAGAGCAGATAGAGAAAGAGATTCGTGAAGATGGGTTAGAGCCTATTAAAGGACCCCTCGATCAAGCACAACAAGATTCCACAAATGATGTTGACGGTGATCTGAGCGACGATACAGATGTGGAAGAAGACATCGTGATGTAATAAATACTTGATAGAGGTGTCTATGTCCAAAAACAACGTCAAGAAAGCAATCGAGTCAATCGCATCTGGTGATGTTCGTGGACTTAGAAAGAACATTCAAGAAGCTCTTGTGTCAAAGGTTCGTAAGGCACTCGACACCAAAGAAAAGAGAATTGCCAAGAATCTCATTGAAAATGTCGCAAAGACTTCTCTCACAGAATCTTCGTCAGATGATAAGGCAATTCTTTCAACTCTGAAGAAAGCTCTCAAGTCAAAAGATGAGTTTGCTTTATATGATGATGAGTACCTTGCTAGAGTTCCCTCAAAAACAAAGGGTGAGTATTATCACATTAGCGCAGTTCTAGTATCGGATAAGATCAAGTCTGTGTGGAAAATATACGATCAGTCGATTGGTCATCAGGGACCTAGCACACAAACGATTGCCAAAACAGTAACAAGCGGTGTGTTTGATACCGGAAATTCATCAGAAAAAATAAAAGCTCTTGAAAAAGTTCTACAGGGAGTTGCACGAGACGTTGCGGCGGGTAAATATGGATCTCAAAAATCTCAGGGTGGATTTTCTGAGTCTGTGTCCAGAACAGCTTTACATGAAGGAGATGTCACTAAAGGATCAAAAACTAGCATTTCTTTTCCATCAAAAGCTGAGTGTGTCGTTCTAGGAAGTGACAAAGGATTCGATGAAGTCACAAAAAAGAAGGTCACGAGCGGTCTTAGGAAGGGAAGCAAGTTCAACGCAAAAAGCACAGACGATATTCTTTCAG